CCATTTGTTATTTGTCATAAAAAATCGTATGAAAGGAAAACATTATGAATGAAAATTTGATTACACAAGAAAAATTAGTGGAAACAGCAGAAATTTCAATGCCGAATAAGTTCGAAAACATTGAAAATAATGCTAGTTCCAAAACCACGGAAACGATTGATTCAAAATCTGAGGGACAATCTGAAAAATCAGACCCTAAAGGAGAATTGATTCTCGGTAAATTTAAGACGGTTGAAGATTTAACAAAAGCGTATGAAGAATTGCAAAAACTTCAGGGAAAAGCTTCTCAGGAGGTAGGAAATTTGAGAAAGAATCTTGCGGATTTTAGCAATCTGAGAGAGATTTCAGGCATGCTGAGTTCTTATCAGGAGTCTATAATCCCTGTTATAAAAAGAGACAGGGAGCTTTATAACACACCTGAATATTTCCAAAACGATACATTCAATGAAATGTATACGGAAGCTCTTATGGCTTACGGCGATAATCTTGATACAGACCGCATGGTAGGTCTTTTAGAAGCTTATGTCAAAGACAGAATTGCAATCTATGAAAAAAGTAAATCTGCCCAAGACGAAACTCGGGGCGTTTTGGACTCTATGTCTTATTCAAAAAATCCGAACAACTCAATTTCAAATCCGAAGAAATCTCTGAGCGAGATGACTGAAGCCGAGTTTAGAGAATCAATCAGAAAACTTATCTAAAACGTGAATAAGTGATTAAGTTAATAGGTGAATATGTTCATTAAATTCGCTATCGCTCATAAATATTTAAGGTAAAACAAGTTTTACAAAAAAATATTTAATACGAACTTATTCACGGATTCACGAATTTACTTATTCACCTTAAAAAAGAAAGGAAATTTAAAAAATGACTACAACAAAACAACGTATTATCAGTGCTTTTTCGGAAGCATTCAATAAGTATTTTTATGATGAATTGGTTATAGGTAAACTTGCTCATCACGAATTAAAAGACCATGTAAAAAAAGGTGATGAAGTTGATATTACAATGCCGGGTTTAATTCAGTTGTTTGATTATGACGGCGGTGATTTGCCGACAGCAGAGGCTGCAACAGTTTCAACCTGCAAAGTAAAAATTGACAGAGGAAAAGCTTTCCACTTTGAATTATCAGAAATGGAAGAAGCTATGTTAAGACAGGCAAGTGATTCTGCAGATGTAGTAAATGTTGCCAAAGACTATACAGATGATGCAATCAAGCAATTTGCCGCAGCACTTGATTCTTCTTATGCAAACCTCTATACAAGAGCAGGACATTATGTTGATGATAACGGAAGCGCAATTACTTTGACAGCACAAGTCGCAAAAGAAATATTTGCGTATATGCAGGCTAAATTCCAGAGAGGTGACGGAAAAGGTCATACAAACTGGATTGACGGTTCAATGCTCTGTATCATCCCGCCTGAGTATCAGTTCTATTTAGGCAAACTTGATGAACTAAAATATACCGAAAAAGGTGCAGAGGAAATCAGAAAAGGCTACATAGGAACTCTTTGCGGTTGGGATATTTTGGTTTCAAATAATATTGCACAGCCCGAAACGGGAGTATTCTATCCTTTATTTGGTATTAAAGGTAAAACCCTTGCCGGTGGTATTTCTTCCGATTTGAACACAACTTTCTACACACCTGAAAAGAACTTCAACACTTGTTATAAAGGCTACGGTTTGTATGGTGTTGGTGCACCTCGTGCTGATTTACTTGGTACTGTTAAGGTTAGTGCTGCATTATCTTTGAGCTAGCCGGATGAATAAATAGGGACTAATCTAATTTTATAAAAAAGAAAGGAAAATTAAAAATGACAAGAGATAAAATTTATGTGCAATATCCGACTCTTGACCATACAGAATCGGTTGCAAATATTGGTATTACAAAGAAAACTGTTGTTGTTGCAAACGGCATAACACTTGTTGATGCATTTTCAAACAAAAATAACTCACTTTTTATAGTAGTTCAGAATGATGATGACGCAAAATCTGCAATGACTGTTAAAGCCGGCGATGCTTATCCTAATTCAATGCTTGGCGATATAACTATTGAGATTCCTGTAGGAGTTTCTGCTATTCAGATTCAAGACCTTGCAAGATTTGAAAAATCAGATGGTTCAATAGAGTTGGATTTTGCTACCGGTTTTGACGGGAGTATTTATGCTATAGCAAAATGGGCAGGGGTAAGGCCTGTTGTTGAGTAACAGCGGTCTTGTCTGTTAGTAAAATGGGGATGGTACAATGTCATCCCCATTTACATAAAGTATTAATAAAACCCTCTCTGTCAACTTCGTTGACATCTCCCCATAGGGGAGATAGTTTTAAACCCTCTCCTGTTCCATTGGAACATCCTGTCTTGACCTGCTCGCATTAAATGCGCACGGATATTCCTTCTGTCCTCGGCTTACAGGTCGTTCTCCCTATGAGAAGTAGGAATAAATAACAAACATATTTATGTTATTGG